TTACCACCAAAGCTACCATTGACCGCTTTAGGACCTCCAGCCCCTCCAACGCCCACAGAGTAATCATGCTCGCAGCTTAATGATAACGTGCTTTTTGCTGCCGACATGGACTGCCCCCCTGCACCGTACCAGCTGTAGAAGTTGTCACCACCACCACCACCGCCACCGCCGCCAATTGCTTCTACCTCATAAATGCCAGGCTGTAGATTGAGCGTTCCCGTCCAAGCAGCTGACACCTGCGCCCCTAATGACTTCGGGTGCGTCTGAAATGAACTAATCATGCTAGACCAGCCCACGAATGCGCCGCTTTAAGCGACCCATCATCCAAAACATGGAATGACAAAACATCGTGATACAGTGTTGATGTACTAAGTACCGGAGCCGCATTACCACTCCATCGAAGGGTTTTCCCATGACATGTAAACGCCAGAGCTTTACGGCCACCACGTTTTAGCTGTAGGTCAAACGCTACCACTTTATCAGACGTATCAGGAAGGTTAGTGAAATCAAACGTGAGCGTGCCCGATGTGCTAGCTGCTGATAGATCCGCTTGGAATACCGTAGCCACTGATAAATCACACGTCACCGTTTCATTACCAGCCACGCCGCCCACTGCCCCCAAATCCCCAGCAGAGCGAAGCGTGCTCATCTCAGTAATATTTGGCTGCCAGCTCAAGCCGTCAAACGTATGCAAAATCAGCTTGGTTGAAACGCCATCATCCAAATGAAACAGCATGCCAGCCTCAAGCGGAATACCTCCAACTCCTTCGGTTGGCTCTGTCAAATGAACACCGAGATAGTAGGCCTTAAACCCTGATGAAGAGGCCTGAGCTTGCGCGACCAACGTGCTAAAGTTTACCGATAGCTCTATATCGCCATTAGCCAAATCAGCAGCAATACTCGATGACGTAAAATTATTAAGCACAGAGTAAAGGTTGTTACTGGACGGATCTCTAAAGCTGTCGTTTAATTTGTAGTCTACCCCTGCGGCATAATCTCCACGCCAAGCACCTGCGCCGCTATACATAAAGAGATTGCCTAACTGGTCAAATCCAATCAGCTTTCCCGCTCTATCAGACGCCAGCGAGGGAAGCTCTACCGAGCCGCTAGGCATTTTCAGCGCTCGATCAATATCAGAACCAACTTGATCAAATGCAGTTTCTACTGCATCGAACTTGGCATCTACATCTTCGCCACGCGCCGTTTCACCCGACAGAAATCGGTTACCAGTATCTGAGTTGTCATAATAACTATTAGCCACGGGCTATTCTCCGGTCTTCGTAATGAGTGGTGTAACCGTTTATCAAGTGCGGGGATGTTCCGTTACGCTTAGATGAGATAGTCATAGAGAGAGAGGTTGCTGTGCCTGCAATACTGATAGGCTCTTGTTTATGAACAGCGCCAGACCAAACAAACTCATTCCAGTTTGCAACCCCCCAAAAACCGCCAGTCGCGCCACTGCTCAGATTGAATGCTCGGTGCCTAGCTATTCGCCCATCGCCCCCATCGAACTGAGGCAGCACAAAGAAATCTACCGCATCGGAATTTTGAACATCCATAAATACGCGACGGAAGCGCTTTCGAACTATAGGGCTCCCCATTGTGTTAAATGCTAGGGTGATAGCAGAAACGATATCCTGCCCCGCAAAAGAATCTGAGGTATCCAGCTGATAAACATGGCCGTCATTAGAGCCAAATAAGCTGCACTCTACACCGCTGCTATACTCTCCGGCATATGCGCACGTAACAGCATGAGGGAACTGAACCATTGTCGCTCCAACGGTTTCTGAGCCATAAGTGGTTAGGTAAATACCTCTACCGCTTTCCTCAAATAATCGATACTGGCTTTTTGTTTTATTGGCGATTGCAGCAATAGGGCTGAAGCCTGCTGTAAAGATGGGGTCAATCTGGCTGCTCATATTAATGGATGCAAAATCACCAAACGTCTGCACCGCTTGAAGATTCTGAACACCGCGATCTGACACAAAAAACGGGACGGCCATATCGGAGATGGTCCATGCTTTTGCGCCTGAGTTTGCTGTCAGGCGCTTGAGCACAAACTCATCTCTTGAACTCCCATAAAGCGTTTGAATGCTATTCTGGCAGAAGCAAATTAATACGCCACCCGCTGTACTTGATAACCCGTTTAGCTTATCTGATGTACCAATTTCACCAGTATTGGCAGCATCCCAATCGGTAGGATTACCAACACCTGAATGCTGAATGCTACCCGCCTCAAACCCCAAAAATAGAAAGAAGTTATGAGCCTTTATCCATTTAGCTCCAGCTGGAGCAGTGGTTATTTGTGTAAGTGTAGAGCCATCATATTTCCACGGCTTACCGCCACCCACCATATAGAGCGCTTTACTGTATACCGTGGCTTTAAAGGCATATTCATCAAACGAGTAACGACCAGCCTCTAAGCCATTGCCTGCCAGCACCCACGCAGTACCGTTATGCTTAAACATTGATGCGGTTGAAACGCCTACCTGCTTACGTATGGCAAGCGGGGCATCATCAAATACTGCAACACCAAGAATATCCCCCTCGCCTGGCACTAAGCCAAGATCAGCGTAACCAGCAATAGGGCGATACCCGCCCTCAATAGGGCATTCATAATTTTGTGAGAAGAGTAACGAACCGGGCTTTATACTGTTTGATGGAGTCACCAAATCCAGACCGCCACCTAGCCGAGTATGCTTCATTGTCATGCTAATGGCCCTGCAAGCTGAATCTCTGGTAGCTGATCGTTATACAGCGCATTAATCATGCTCTGATAACCTGTCTCTGCCCTTGCGATAACCTCCTGAGCATTCTCATAAAACCCATATTCCCGCATCGCTTTATAGACGATGAGCATATGAAAGCGCTCAGGCAGTAACGGAACATCTGTGTTTTCCATCAACACCTGAGGAGACTGGTAATATTCGAGCGTTAGCGGGTAGTCAGATAAAGGGGTAGCATTAAATATAATATTGCCATTAAAGGTGGTGAATGCCGTTGGAACGCCATCAGCAAACGTGGTGAGCCGATACATCTCTTTAAATGATTCATATGACATATAGCGAAGCTCTCTCATGCCAATGCCATCATTTAAAATAAGAGCTATCGGTAATGCGAAGTCAGCAGGGAGAGACACCGTTCGTCCTGTTGCGCTCAGCGAGGCTTCAGAGCGCAGAAAGCGCCATCCTTGTGCGCTGTTCTGTATTTCAATCCACGCCTGACGAATCCCATCTACCACCTGCTTACTTTCCCCTGTTTGAGAGGTAACTGAGGCCGGCCCCGTCCCTGAAATCCCGAACTCTTGCCTAGCTAATTGGCACAGTTGTAGATAGTTCATTTACTAATCCAGGAATGTTTGAAATGGATACGCCATAACTTCTTCATTAATCCCTGTCTTGGGATCACGAATTACGCGAATCGCATTTTCAAGAGCTTGGATGTACTTCTTATGGACGCGCACTTTTTTACCGCGCACGATTCGAATAGGCGCACCATTGACTGACACAAAAACCGGCTGCTTGTCTTGACCGTCTGGCGCAATCATGATGGTTACTTTGTCGTCATCATCAGCCGGTGCAGTAGCTGGTGCAGGATCACGGTCTTCCGTAAATTCGCCCAGTTCTTCTGCAAGCTTCTTGCGAAGCGCATCTTCACCAATGTTATTGGCGTATTTAACCCCCAGGATATCGGCTTGATCTTTTAGCTCATTCAAGGTCATTGCGTTTAGTTCAGACATGTAAGGCTCCTGCGGCTCTTCACGAGCGGCGTTTTTGGATAAAGAAAGGAGAAAAGAAAAGGGGCCAAAGCCCCTTATTGGTTGTTACAGTTCAGAAGCGGCCACTTCCAAGCGAGCCATCCAAGCCTCGTTTGCAATAAAGCCTTTCCAGTAGGTTTTCCAACCTACCCAACCGATCTGACCCAACTTGTCGTTAGAGTCGATTTCACCCGGCTGGCGAATCTTCATATCTACCGCCTCTTTGCCCTTGAGCGCTACGTGACCGTAAGCATCACGCGCCACATAGACAACAGGGTAAACGTCAGCGTTAGTACCAGTTGTAGACAGCATTGTGCCTTTTGAGCCACCCGCATCAGGGAACGAGGACAGCACAGGCGTCAGCAAGTAGCGCACATCTTCCACGGTGCCGATTTCGTACGGCAGCGGTTTTTGTGAGCCGTAATCGGCGACTGACTTAAAGCCTGGCATGTCGCGGATATCCGCTTCCAAATCCGTGTGAGCAAATGCAATGTAAGCAGGCTCAACGCTGACGGTGTTGTACTTAACGGATGAAGAAAGCATGGAGGTAACTTTCTTACCGCGCTCAGCTTTTAGGGCT